GAAGGACGCGCTGTATCAGGGCGCTGGGCTTCGCCACTGTGCCAGATGCCCCTGAGCCCATCCGGGTGAACCCAATGCCTGCGCCGAGTGGGGGCTCATTCAATCCAACCATCTTGGGCTCAGCGCTCACCCTGTGGTGCCCCAGTCAGGCAAAAGGCATTGCTGATGGTGGGCGCTGGGGCCTGGGCTTTGCCAACAACAAAGCCACAGGAAACGAGGACGGTGGACGCGTTGCGCTGTTTGCGTACGCTGTGAGCTTCATCAGTGACACGGGCAGTGAAGGCCCTGCCAGTGAGCTGGCCTCAATCACTTGGGGTCTGCCATCAGATGCAGAGGGCCACAGGCACGCAGTAGGCCTGCGCCTGCCCATTGGCCCTGAGGGCACTGTTGCGCGCAAGTTGTACAGGACTCGCAACTACAGCGATGATTACGTCTATCAGGGTGACACCACTCTTTTTCAGCTGGAGGTGGTGCGGAACAACGCAGAAGATTTGTATTTTGACGCAGCTCGACCACGAAGCCTGAACCTACCCAAGCCGGACCTGAACACAGGCCCACTGCCTGCGCCCCGTGCACGGTTCAGCGCGCTGTTTGGTGGCTGCCTGTGGCTGGACGGGGGCATCGATGACGGCCTGAGCCTGTACTACTCTGCGCCTGGTCTGATTGAGCAGTTCGGGCCAACTGCCTTCATCCAGCTGGGGGCAGAAGGTGGCAGCATCACGGGCCTTTTTGGTAACTACACCAACCTCCTGGTCTTCCGAGAGCGTGGCATTGACGTAGTTACGGGAACCTTTCAGTCTGGCTTTCAGGTCCGCACCATCAGCAACTCAGTCACCTGCAGAAGTCCCCACAGCATCCAAGCGGTGCCTGGGCTGGGTGTGGTCTTCCTGGCTTCAGACGGAATCTACGCCCTGACTGGAGGCCTGGAGGGTGGTGCCATTGCTGACCTGGTAAACCTGACAGTGGGGCAGGATGAGTTTATCCAGCAGATGACCCCTGACTGCTTGCCCAAAGCTGTGGGTATCTTCAGCGCGTCACTCCGAGAATACCAGCTGTACTTCTGCGCAGGCGGTAGCGACCGACCCAGCAGGGGCCTGGTGCTCCACCTTGACCGCTTGGCACTCATTGACAGTCAGCGCCTAAGCCCTTGGAGCTCACGTAGCGGCTTCCCTGTGGGCGCACTGGCTACGCGGGCAGACGGTACCGTGGTGTTCGGTCATCACACTGGGGCTGAGTCAGGCACCAGCACCAGCCAGCGCGGTCTCTTCGTGATGTCTGGCAAGCGCGCCAAAGGCAGCGCCATTGAGTCTGACAACATGGTGGCGCAGAGCCCACCGACCAGCACATACCGCTCAGCCTGGTGGTCAGCAGGTGACCCTCAGATGCAGAAGCAGGTCACATATGTGACCATCTGGGTGATGACCACAGGTGATGCCAGCATTACTATGCGGCACTACAAGGACTTCAGCCTGACCCCAGTGTTGGAGCGGACGTACCTGGCACAGCCTCCAGACGCTGCAGTGCTTCCGACGCTGGACAAGACAGTGCTGGGGCTGACCACCTACCAGAAAGAGCGATTGGTTCCCCTGCGGTACAGTGTCGCCCACATGTCTGCTGCTTGGTTCTGCTTCGAGATTGAGACCACAGCAGACATCATCCTGGTGGGGCATGAGTTTGAATACACCACCAAGGGCACCAAGATAGTACAGGGGCGCAGGGCATGAAGCATTGGACCCAGAGAGAGGCCACCACAGGCGGCACCATCTCACCCGGTGCGGTCAATGATGAGCTGCGCGCTCAGCAGTCCAGCATCACCACGCTGGACCGCGACCAGCTGCCCGGCAACTACGTCAGCAGTGACCGGCTGAAAGACTACGCTTTGACGCGCGCCTATAGCGCGGAAGAGACCCACACAGGTGGCGAGCAGACGACCGTTGTGGACACTACAGACATCCCCACAAATGCGTGGAACTGCGCGACTTTTGACGTCTACCCAGGAGGCTGGCAGAACATCGACGATGACGCCATTACCCTGACAGGTTTCAAGGGTGGGCACCTTCAGATTGAGTGGGCAGGTAACGCGTACATCATGGGCGGCTTTGCTGCTGGCCTGAATGTTCCTTTCCCTAAGTCGCCCCGATATGTCAACCTACGCATCACGGCTAACGGGCTGACAATCGCTGAGAAGCGCGGCCCCTGCTACCATGAGGCCTTTAGAGTGATAGGCTCAACTTTAGTGCCTCAGGGTGATGTGAGTATCCGGCTTCAGTGGCGCATCGTCGGACCATCAGAAGATGACGGATTGACCACATCTGACAGCAAGCGCGTCCCTCAGGCCCACCTCTACAGTATGCGGTACCTGGCCATTGGGAGATGGAGATGAGCAGAATCACAGACAGCCCCGTGAAGGATGGTGATAGCCTTGACGCTGCCAGCCTCAACACGCGCTTTGCAAGCTACACGCAGACAGACCTCAACCAGTTCAATCACCGTGATGCTGCGCATGACCTGCCCCAGTTTGTGAATACTGGCTTCATGCTGACCCATGCGCAGAGTCAGGAAATAGGCCTAAACAACTGGAAGCACAGCAGCTCGGTGACCCTGAACGGCATGACCACCATGCCTGCAGATGCAAGCCCAGTAAACAACGGGTCAGGCACTGTGACAGAGATGAGCTTCGGAGCGCTCGGAATCAACATCACACAAGATGAGGTATTCCGCGCCTACTGGAATCTCAGCGTTTTTGCAACAGCTGGCAGCAACTGGGACAACGCCAGCAGCCTGGGCTTCTACACCTTCCCTGATGGCTCAGGAGGAACCAAAAAGGCATGGACCTGGGGCGCTGTCTGGGTCACATACCTGGAGTGGGACATCACCAGCAACAGCCGGGCCGCCTACGTCGCAGTGCCAGGCCAGAGCGATTTTAAGACAGTCATTGCGGGAAAGTACGGGGCTGCCCTGGGTGATATGCAAGCCTCAGCGGTAGTGCCTGCAGACCTGCGATTCGCTGATGACCCAAACGCTGGCAAGCTTCCAAGAGCAAGCATTCTAACAGTGCAACGCTGGCGCGGCCTCAGTGGCGCTTGGTTCTACACCAGGCCATCAGGCAACGTCACTTGCTACGGCCTGCGCGTTGTCATCAAGGGAATCATGCACCCGTTCAACAACGGGGGAAACAACTACCTGGTGCACGACACGGCCTATAGTGACGGCGCATCGCTATCCTACAACGGGGGCAATTTGGCTGTGCTAAAGCAGAGGGTCAAGTGAGCTACACCCCGCCGAATACTTTTTCTGATGGCACTGTCTGCACATCTGCAGCGCTTGAAGGCAATGCAGAAGCCCTGCGCGTCTACCTCCACAGAGGCATTGTGCCCGCAGATGTGGAGGTTGCAAAGTGGATCGATACGCGGCACGTCCAGCCCCCTGCATACAAGCCTTACGCTGGTGTGCAGCATGGAGTCACAGGCCACCAAGGTGGCAACAACTCGGGCATGGTGCGCCTGACCTTCTGCACCAAATACCTGACAGGTCAAGGCAGGGCTACCAGCCAGTCCTTTGAGGCCATACCGGGCACAGCTGTGACCATTGACCTGAGACGCAGCTGCACCGTGGCATTCCACTATTGGTATGAGCTGGAGTGTGGACCAGACGCCAGCACAGCAGGACAACAGGAAACGGCAGACAACCGCGCGGTTTGGGTTGCGCCTTATTTTGGTGAGCCATCTACTGCCTACAGCAGCTATCGGGGACACGCGCAGGAAGGGCGCACATTGTCTGTTGCTGTTGTGCCTGGAGTCACAACACCTTGGGAGACAACACCGGGCAGGATTGGAGCCGTGATTCCCTATCCTGTAGGTGGCGCATACCAGTCGCGTGATGGCGTCCTTGTCAAGACCAGCACCAGCGGACGTGTCACGTTCGGCCTGGCTTCCCACTCTCAGATTGACCGCGTGGCAGTAGTCAACTGGGGTGTGGCTATTGAATCGTTTTATTTGTAGGGGTGTGACATGGCCATTGGCTTGACCGCAGGTCTCTTGATTGGCTCAGCAGTAGCTTCAGCAGCTGGGGCTACCGCCTCAGGCATCAGCAGGTCACGGGCAGCTGATGCCATGGACCTGACTGACGCAGAGCGCGCAGAGCTGGAGCGCCTGAAGCGCAGGCAGAGGCAGAATGACCTTGGGCTCACAGGGTCTGAGGAGGCCACCCTGCGCCAACAGGCAGACGCACAGCAGGCAGGTGTCACGCGTGACCTGGAGGCCATGAGCCTGCAGCAGATGGCAGCACAACAGGCAGGTGGGCGGGCAGTGTCAGGCCGTGACATCTTCCTGCAGGAGCAGGCAGAACAAGGCGCATTGCGCAGCATTGTGCAAGACCAGCAGACTGAGATTAACCAGCTCAATCAGCAGGAACGGGAAAGCGAGCGGGCACGCATTGCGCAGCTCGAAGGCAAAGCCCAGACAGCAGAAGCAGAGCGCAGAGCAGGCCGGACAGAGGCATTGAGTTTGGGCCTGGCCAGTGTCGGGCAGGTGGGCATGGTGGCAGCTCAGCAGCGTGCTGACCTTGCCATTCAAGAAGCCAAGACCCCCGTCCAGCCCACAGACGTCATCATTCAGCAGTCAGGCGCAACCAACCCGTCTGACTTTAGCTTTGACCTCATCCCACTCACTTCGTTCTCATAGGTGCACTGATGCCTTCCACCAGCTTCGCAGGCCGTCGCCCTCGCTACATTGAGCAATACGCGCGCACCGTCGCTGCTTACCAGCGGTTCGACGACATCACGCGAGACATTGCCAGTGAGCAGGACCGCATCAATTACCTTGACAGCCTGCTGCAGAATGAAAACGCCAACCTCACGAACCTGAATGAAGTCTTCCGGGTCAGGCCTCCTGATGCCAGCGGAGCCATGGAGCTACTGCGTCAGCAGTATGCTTCTGAGGATGCCAGCAGGCGGCGGACAGCAGCAGGCACAGCCAGGCGGGCAGCAGGCCTGAGCCTGCCCAAAGCCCAGGCTGATGAGCTGGAGGCTTTGCTGGTCAACCCGACCACACGCGCACCAAGCTCAGCGCGTGACTTGGCTGTCAGCTTCATCACTGAGGACACCACCCCTGAGCAAGTAGAAGACATCATCGGCATCCTGCAGGCGCAGGGCATGGACGCGTCGCTTATTGCTCAGGTCCAGCGTCAGGCTGACAGCGTGGCACGCGGCACAGCAGCAAGCGGAGCAGCACGCGCCCTGAGTCCTGAGGAGCAGGCAGCAGAGCAGGCCATGCAGCAGCAGCTGGAGGCCCTGTTTTTTGCAGGCCCTGCAGGCATTCGCGGCGGCTACGACGGTCAAGCCATTGTGGAGCGCAGAGAGAAGACCGCGGCGCCCAAGGGTGTAGGCTTCAGCACTGAGGAAGAGGCTTTTCAGGCCGCACTTGCTGCCCTTGCAGACGGTGCGATTGTGGTGGAGGACTTTGCCACAGAGGAGGACTTCGAGTATGCGAAGGGCCTGTATGATGAGGCCGCCGCAAAACAGGCATACCGCAATGACCAGCGCATCAACTTTGAGGCAGAAGTGCTGGCCAGTCGTCAGCGCGTGGCACAGCTGGAGACTGCGCGGGCAGAGGCACCAGGCGCTCAGTACACAGACCCAGGCCGCGAACGCGCAACCCGTGAGCTGGTGGCCCGTGGATACAAGCCGGACCTCAACCAAGGGCGGTACCTGCAGTACCAAAAGAGCCCATATTACGATGCCATGATTCAGGCTGATGACCTTCTGGTTGGCATCATTGCCAATGACTTTGAGCTGGAGGCACAGACAGAGCCCCAGCGTCTTGCCTTCGCACTCATCAACCAGCTTGACCAGCGAGGCAGGCCCTACGACATCAAGAAGGTAGAGCGCCAACTGGGCAAGGTGCTCAAAGGTGATGAGCTGCAGGAGGGCATTGCCTTCGCGCTTGCTACGAAGGAATACAAGTCTAAGGACTTGCAGTCTATGTCCTCCCGTCAGCTGCTACGCGATGAGCGGGCACAGGCAGGAAAGCAGGAGGAGCAAGCCAAAGCGGTAGACGCTGACCTTCAGGGTGCGATCGATGACGAGCTTTCACAGCAGGAGCTGTTTATCCAGCGTCTGCCCAAGACCACCACCACAGACCGGGCAGTCTTGGGGGCTCGCATCACAGCAGCCAGGGCAGCAGAGATAGCAGAGGAAGAGGCAGCAGCCTCACCTGCTCGCGAGTTCATCGCCTTGGAGCCTGAGCAGGTGGGCAGTGACCTGCCTGACGAGCCTGCCACCCCTGCGCCACGCGCCCAAGCTGCGCCCGCGCCTGCGCCTGCGCCTGCTGCTGAGCCTGTCAGCCGGTTTGACCAGCCCATACCTGAAGGCTTTGAGCCTGCAGGGCCTCCAGCTCCTGACGCTGCACCTGCACCTAAGACAATCAGGAAGCGATGGAACGCAGATAAGGGCATGTTCGAAGTGGTGCCCTGATGGAGTACACAGTCAACGGCACAGTCTACGAGCTGCCTGACGATATGCCAGAGGCTCAGGTGATGCAGATAATGCGTCAGCAGGGCATCATTCCTGGCTTACCTGCTGAGCCTATCGCTGAGGCTGTGCTGCCTATCACCCCTATTGCCAGCGCTGATGAGCTGGCAGCGGGACGAGAGGAAGCCAGGGTAGCCAGAGTGGCTACAGAGATGGCAGCGCGCCAGCAGAACATGAGGGAGGATGAGATAGCGCGTCAGGAGCAGCGACTCCTTGACCGTGAGGAGCGGGCACAGCAGCAGGACATCACCAAGGTGCTGCAGCCTGGAGTGGATGAGCCCAGGCGGACCAGCCCAGAGGCGATGTCATTCTTTCGCCCTTCTCGCATTGTAGAGCAGGAGATTCCTGCAGTCCTGCCCAGTGGTGAGATTCTGACAGAGCGCCGCTTCGTGGAGCCTGATGGTGAGGTCAGGCCTGCTACTGCAAGTGATGAAGCTGCTGAGAGCTTTGCACAGCAGACCCTGCTTGGAGCTGAGTCTGTGCGCGTCATGGCAGACAAGATAGCCGCTGACCAGGCTGAGATTGAACGTAGGCAGTCCTTGGGTGAGGACGTCAGCTGGTTTGAGTTTGCAGGGCCTGCGCTCAGCGGCATCTTGACCGAGCCTGACCAGACCGCTGGAGTAGTTGAGACCGAGCTCGGTACAGCACTGCGCTCCACCATGGGCTGGGTCAGCGCCCTGGCAGCAGAGGGGTACTTCAGAGGCCTGGGCTACGAGGTGGACGCCAACGGCGTACCGATTGACAAGGATGACCTGGGCTATGCGATTGCGCAGGGGCGCCGCGCACTGGGTATCCCTGATGTCGTCTATCCGCTGCAGCTGCCCAGCTCAGTGGGCCGCGCCATTGTGGGCGCAGTAGATGGGGAGGCAGCCACCAAGCTGGAGGAAATGCTCAAAGCTGTGCCACAGTTGGCGGTACCGACTCCAGGAGTGGCGACCAGCAGCCAAACCCGTAAGCTCACCACCTTTGACCCTGAGGGCAGGCGCACTGTGAGCGTGGCAGAGGTGCCCAGTCCGCTGGAAGACTTCAGCGCATGGAAAGAGGCAGAGCTTGCGCGCATCAGTCAGAACGTAGCGAACGGGCGCACCATGGGAGATGAGTTCCTTGACGCCCCAGCGGGTGACGTAGTGCAGGAGGAAGTCATCACACCCATGGGTACTGAGTCCATGGATGAAGACTTTGACTTCAGCGCGCGCATGGGCTGAGCAGCATGGCCTTCTCATCCATCAGGAGCCGTATCGCGCAGCTCTTCGGCTTTGGGCAGAAGGCTAAGAGCATCATACCGGTAAGCCGTAAGCAGGCTTACTACCGCTCATATGAAGGCGGGGTGCTGGGCAACCTCACCCAAGCCATTGAGCGCAAGCAGCCTGTCACTTTTTTCTACACAGACAAGTGGCAGCCGGAAGGCACACCAGGCGCAATGGGTCAGCGAGTAGGCAACCCACACGCCATCTGGAAAGGTGCGAACGGGCGCACATATCTGCATCTCTACGTCGACCCCCAGAGCGCCACAGCTACAGGCGGCCTGCCTGGTTGGCGCACCTTCCTTGTCAACAGAATCCAGAACGTGAGTGTCTTAGAGCTTGGCACTTCGTTCTTGGGTAGGCCTGTGGCCTTTGTCACAGCTCCCGGCTGGAATCCCGGATGGTACCGGGCGGTCGGTCAACCCATCAAGCTCCTGCAGTGAGAGGACAAAATGCCCCATGAAAGCGTAGCAGAGCAAGTGCTCGCAGAAGTACAAGCAGCCCAAGCCCCTGAGCCTGAGGCACCAGCCCCAGCAGCTGAGCCCGTTGACCCTGAGGTGGCAGCCATGCAGGCTGTCATGGATGAGGATGGGGCAGAGGTAGAGGTGGAGGAGCAGGAAGGCGATGAGCCTGCGCGGAAGCGCGGACTGTCCTGGGAGCAGGCCATTAAGTCTGTGCCCCCAGACATTGCCAAGCTCATGCGCAACATGCAGAAGGACTACACCCAGAAGACGCAGCAGGCAGCGGAAGAGCGCCGGGATTGGCTCAGGGAACGTGAAGCCCTCATGGCAGGCAAGGCCTCCCTGAAGACTCCCACTGAGCTGCCCGAGTACGACCCGTTCAATGAGGGCAGTATGCAGGCCCGCATTGAGGCAGAGGTCACCAAGCGACTGCAGCAGGTACTGGAGCCCATGCAGGCCGAGTATGAGCAGGCCACTGCCCGCGATAGTTACAAGCTGTTCGTGAAAGAACATCCTGAGTTTGAGACAGACAAGGGGCTCAGGTCAGAGGTCCAGCATCTGCTGGAAGGCAATGAGGCGCTGGACTTGGAAACTGCCTATTGGGCAGCCAAGGGCAAGCAGGCGCGCATCACAGCAGCCAAGCAGAAAGAGGACCGGTCTGCAGCTCGTAGGGCAGCCAAGGAGGCAGCCCTCAAAGGCACAGGCTCATCACGGCGCGGAGTCACACGGGGCAAGCCCACACGGGGCGACCTAAGGACTGCAAGCGCTGCAGACATTCTGGCTATGGCTCAGGCTATGCATAGACGCTGGGCCGTGATAGTGTCGCAGACAGAGTAAGGCCACCCCACTGTGGAGCCTTGCGCGTCAGGCACTGTGACGACCACAGCACGCCCCAGAACCGCAAGATTCCCCAACCCAGTGGAGGCCACTAAAATGGCACCTCAAAGTGTAATCAGCACCACGCTGCAGCTGCTGCGTGACAAGCTCATCGACAACTCTTTCCTCAGCCATCCCCTGTTTCGCGCAGTCGAGCAGGCTGGCAACCTCGTCAAAGTCAGTGGCGGTCTGCGCGTAGAGCAGCCTGTCATCTTCGGTGAGCACTCCAGCATCACCGAACTGACCAACGGCTTTGAACCTGTCTCCATGGCAGTGACTGACCCGTTCAATAGCGCGAAGTTTGAGTATGCAAACTTCACCCAGCCTATCGTTCTGTCAGCTGTGGAAAAGGCAGCCAACAAGGGTGACCTTGCTGTGGTCAACATCCTTGAAAGCAAGGTGAAGAACGTCATGCTTGGGCTGAAGAAAGAAGTCAGCAAGCAGGTCATCGCAGGCAGCAGCACCACGCTCACCACCCTGCAGACCCTGAACGGCATGACCACTGCAGCAGGCACGGGCTGGTTCGAAGGCGTCACAGCTGCCAACCAGCAGAACACTGTTGGCGGCCTCTCCAAGGCCACGTACCAAGCTCAGAACTGGTTCAACAACTTCTTCAACAGTGGCGCCAACTTCGACTTGTCGCACCTTGACCAGCTCATGATTGACTGTCAGATTCGGAACCCCTCCGGTGAGTTCCCTGACATCATCCTCATGAGCCCCAAGTGCTTCGCAGCCTTCCAGGCTAAGCAGCAGAGCTTTGTCAACTACGTCAGCGCAGGTGACCGCGATTCGCTAGACAGAGATATGGTCGCTATGTGGCGTGGTGCCAAGATCTATGTAGAGCCTCAGCTGGGCTTTACCGCTCAAAATCCAGCACTGCCGGTGTCTGCTTACGTCCTAAGCAGCAGCAACTTCCAGCTCTATGCTGATACAGATGGCTTCTTTGAGGTGTCTGACATGATGCCCGTTCCTGGCACTGCGACCGAGGCCGCTATGGTCTTCTGTCGTATGCAGCTCGTCACTGGTCACCTTGCCTCGCATGGTGTCCTTCTCAACGCGGAGGCCTGATACTATGGCAACTTCCACACTCATTCAGTTCCTCGGTGATGGCGTCACCTCCCCAACCGGGGCAGGTGCAGACACCTCCAACCGTCGCCAGGTCGAGACCTTCATTGCAGGCGGCGCTATCGCTGCAGGTGACGTGGTTGCGTTCGACACCAGCAAGACCGGTGCAGACCGCGTGTTGTATGTGACTGAAGCAGCCAACGTGACCAACGGAAATGGCCTTTCCTGTGGTGTTGCTCTTGCGGCAGCTACAGCAGGCGAGCAAGTCCGGGCAGTCATCGGCGGCTATGCAGAAGTCAGCACCCATGGCAGCGTCTCGCTGGGCAACCTTCTGACTGCAGGCGGCACCAGTGCCGGCACTGTGGACGGTCGCGTAGCTGCTGACATCAGCCCAGCCTTTGGCATTACGCTGGAGGCTCGAGTAGGTGCTGGCCTTGTCGCTGCTTGGATCTACAAAAGCATCTAAGCTCCCCCCCCAAGGGGCGTAGCGCACACCGTCCTCTCGTGTCTGCGCCCCTGCCCCATCAGCTCCCTGCTCGGGCTGGTGGGGCTCTCTCCATGAGGTGACCCATGAACCTTGGCGAACTGCTTGACTTTTGCGGTAACCTTCTGGATTACGACCCGAGCAATGACACATACCGTGCGCAGCTCGTCAGTCTGCTCAATGATGCTCAGACCCGGTGCCTGACAGACAGGCCTTGGGCCTTCTCATCGCGTGACCGTGAGGTCATCGTCTGGACTGACACCACGCTCAGCCTGGTGGTCACCAATGGCAGCAGCCAAGTGACTGGCACGTTTGCCACCAGCAGCAGCGCCATCACTCCGGGCAGCAACCTGGCAGGCGCTGAGCTGACATTCAAGGACAGTGGGGGCATCAAGCACAAGCACCAGGTGGCATGGGTGCAGTCTGGCACTGTGCTCCATCTGGACCGTCCCTACCAGGGCGCGTCTGGCACTTACACTTCCAAGGTCAAGCGCCGTGAGGTCTACCTGCCCAGCGACTGCATGACCGTGCAGAACGTCAGTGACCCGATTGTGGGTATCCCCGCTAAGGCGCTGTTCCTCAGCAAGTGGGAACGGGAAGACGCTAACCTTGACCCTGACCTGCTGGGCACAGTGGAGGCCTACCTACCCAGCGAGGGCAGGCGCGTGCCAGGTCCACAGGTACCCAGGGGTGTGGCCACGGTGGCAGGAGTTGGCCAGGGCGTCAGGACCATCAACGTCTACATGGTGAACGTCGAAGGCCCGAACGCGCAGAACTTCCCGACCTACCCGCTTGACGTCAGCAGCGGCTTTGAGTCGCCGTTCTCCAAGGTGGCCAGCTTCACCCTGGCAGACAACCAGACGCTGACGTTCACACCTGAGGTCATCCCCAGCAGCACAGGCCTTTATAGGCGGTACTACTTTACCTGCCCTGAGGCCAACATCCTGGCACCCGTGCGCATCAGGCACGCAGACACTGAGGATGCTCTTGCGGTTGATGTGGACACTGTGCCACCTACGGGCAGCATCACCCTGAAGCCTGACCTGAAGCTTAGCACACTCAGCAGCCAGGCCTTCCAAGCTACCGCTATCCGGTACTCATGGAATCAGTCAGCGGCATACCAAGCTGTTGAGCTGTACCCTCACCCCAGTGGTGACCAGGACATCAACATCAGGATGGTGGTCTCACCCAGTCGGATGCAGGAAGACCAAGACGCGCCCCTGGTGCCTGCCTCCTACGCTCAGATTGTGGCCTATGCCGCGCTGGAGTCGCTGACACTGAAGGTGGACAACCCGGCTCTGGCTCAGGTTTACCAGCGCAAGAAGACGGTCATGTACAAGGCGATGGAGCAGCGCTTCCTTAAAGAAGTGCCGCGCAGAATCATCAAGGGAACGCCCACAGCGGGCTACCGCTTTACGCGCAATCCCTTCGGAACCCTGACGTTCACACCATGAACCAGAACCAAACACAGACACCGCTTGCAGGTGGGGTGGCCACCAGGCTGCCCCAGAATCCACAGGATGCAGGCGAGCTAAAGAACTGGACAATCGACCGGGTGTCAGGTGGGTGGTCTTCGCGTGTGGGCTACGAAAACTACGCGACCGGCTACAACAACTGGGACCCCTTCGCCAGCACCGGCCCTGTCTACGCGCTGCATGTGGCTCAGCAGTTGTCAGGTGGTGCGCGTCAGGCTGTGCTCAGATCGGCAGGGCCGACGGCTGAACCCCAGC